CGGTGCCAACAGCGAAGTTGATGTTGGAGCCGATGTCGGCAAAGCCGATCGCGGTGGTGGAACCGCCGGCCTGCACGACGAAGCGGGAGTTGGGGTCCTGAACCACGTAGGCGGTGATATCGCCGGTCGCGTCGGAACCGGGCCAGTAGGGCGACCACACGGTGCGCTTCTGGGAGGTGGAGAGGTATTCGCAGCCGACGAAGATGCCGTCGATCTGGGTAGTGCCGGGGCTCGACTGGGCAATGTAGCCCGAGCTGAGGCTGGTAACGGGGTCGCCCGAGAAGATGGCGGTCGAGTTGTTCGAGGCGATCTTACGGACGTTGGTCTCGTAAGTCGGCGCCGAACCGTGGCCGCTCGTCTGGGAAAACCCGAAGGGAGCGTTGGTGTTGGCCATCGCTTGTCTCCGATTGGGTTGACCGCAGAGCGCCCCGAGGCGACACTAACGATCGTTTGCTGGTGAAAGACCGCCGCACCGGGCAGCGGCAAAACGGAATGGAGCCGATTACTCGACGGCGATCGGCTCGTAACTCTTGTGGATGCTCGCCATGGGCGCGCCCTTGTTGGTGCGGGCAAACTGCCCGTCCGGGGCCTGGCCCAACTGGGCTTCCTTGGTCCACACCGCGAGCTTGGCGCTCTGGCGCTCTTCGGCGCGGGCTTCCTCGGTCAGTTCGACCGGGCGCTCCATCAGCACCTGCCCCTCGCGCTCGATGGCGCCCTTCCAGCCCGGAGGCATGAATTCGGGATGCCGCGATACGTCGACCGGTTCCCATCCCTGCTCGCGGACCATGACGTCGTAGGAGGGATCGTTGGCCCCGTAGACGGCCTTGCGCTTCCATTCGTAGGTGGACCCGTCCGGGATGAGATGGGCCGGGATGGCGAACTTATCCTGGGCGATCGTGCCCTTGCGCTTGCGCTCGCGGACGGGCTTGCGCATCGGTGCGCCGTCATCGGCTCGGGCAAGCCGGGGGCGGCCGGGGCCGCGGTGGCCCTCGGTTTCGTTGTCCATGGTGGTGCCTTTCCTAGTGCTTGGTAATCTCGCCGGACTTTTCCAGCGCGAGCTTGTTGCGCGCGTATTCCGGGTAGGAAATGCCGGCAATGTCGGCCGCTTCGCGTTCGCGCGGGCTCAGGGTGTAGGTCGAGCCAGGGGTCCGTCCGGTGGATGCACTCGGGGCGGAGCGGCTCGGCGGCGCTGCGGGGGCGGAAGCCGGGGCGGCACGGCGCTGCGGCGGCGGCGTCTCGGGCTCGGCAAAGCCCATGCGCTCGTTGATGTAGTCGAAGTATTCCGGCGTGTCGGCGTCGAGGCCCTCAAGGTCAACCGCGGCCTGGTGCGCGGCACCGAGCTTGCGGAATTTCCCGGCATCGCGGATCACGTCGGGATGGCTGTCCACCCACTGCCGGGACGCCGGGGAAAGCTGGTTCTTCCAGTTCGCCAGCGCATCGTCCGGAGACGGCTGTTTGGGAGCATTGCGCTCATGCTCGATCTGCTGTTCGAGTGCGGTCTTGCCCTCCTGCAGCCGCTGGCGCTTGGTGGAAAGCTCCATGAGCTGGTCGGTCAGGGATTCCTCGGCCTCGAAGTTCCCGCCCTCCAGCGCGGCACGACGCTGGGCCTTCAGGTCCCTGATCTGGGCCGCGTTGGCTTCCATCGCGTTGGAGATGGTCGCGAGGCGGGTGTCCGAAAGCTCGGCCTTGCTCTGCCGGCTCTCGGCCTCGTACCGGCGGCGTTCCTCGGCGGCACGCTGTTCGGCGGCTTCGGCACGACGGTCGGCCTCGGCCTTCTCGCGCTTGGCAGCATCGAGCTGCGCCTGCATGTCGTCTTCGGGGCTGGGCTCGGCTGGGGCTGCGTCACCACTGCCGCCGGCCGGCTCTTCGGCCGCAAGATCAACGGTAACGGGCTCGGGCTGGTCTTCCGGAAGCGCGATATCCTCGATATCGTCTTCCGGCTTGGTCTTGTCGGATTTTGCCATTGTGCCTTCCTTCAGTAGATCGCGGCCGGATCGCTGACGGTCATCTTGATGTCAGTGTCCTGCACCATGCGGCAGTGGACGCCACGGATGTCGATCGACCAGCCGTCGGAGTTGCGATAGACCACGCAGTCGCCGGGCTTGACGTCCTGGTCCCTGAAATCGGTCTGGGCGTCGGAGACGAAGGCCAGGGGGCCCTTCTTCAGCACGAAGCCTGTCTTGCCCTGCCACTTGTCTTCGTCGAGGGTCTTGTCGGCGAGGTAGATGCCGCTGGCGGTCTTTTCGGGCCGTATCCAGATGCCGACGAGAATCCAGTTGGCGTAGATATTGAGGTCGTCGATGCCCTCGATGCTGGCGAGGATTTCGGCGTAGGAGGTCTGGGGCTTGCTCTTGGCCATCAGTTCACCTCCACGCGCTGCAGCACGTAGGGAAGCGATCCATTGACGGTCTGCCGCTCGATGGGATCGAACTGCTCGCCGCGCGTCTCGGTCAGATAGTTGAGATGTGCCCGAGAATGCGGGCGCTTGTAGTAGCTCACGCCATTCTTGCCATGAGCCATGATGATGCTGCCGCCCGTCCCGGTATCGCCGGGGCGGAACGTGATGCCTTCGACCATTTTGCCTTCTAGCCTTCCGGGCGATCCTGCCCGAGTATGTCGCGCGCGAGGTTTTCCATGATCCCCAAGGCCGCGCGCATGCCCTGGATTTCGCCAGCCTGCTTGAGGTAGCGGGACTGGTCTAAAATGCCTTCCGCGATGGAATCCTTGCGGGTTTCGATCTCGGCGTGGATCTGGGTCCGCGCTCGGTTGAGCAGCGTAATGTCAGAGCCGACAAGGATGGGCATTCAGTCGCCCATCATCCCCAGCAGGCGCTCGGCATAGTCGCGGGGCGGACGAGCGGCGAAGTTGCGGGGGAGTTCGCGGGGGTCGCCGACCGGTTCCGGAGAGCCACCAGCAAAGCCGAGCCATCCGACTGAGGACACCAGCTCGCACTCGCGCAATTTTTCGCCATCAACAATGTACATGCGCCCGTCGGGGCCAACAAAATAGGTGCCATAAGGAAGGGTGATGTCAGTCACTTCTTCCCCCGCTGCAATTCGGCCTTCTCAAGCCGACCCTCTCCCGAACCGGCGCCTGCGGTCATCTTGACGCGGCCACCACGCTTGCGGCCCATCATCGGCGGCGCAGGCGGCATACCGGGGCCAGCAGCACCCAAGCCGGGTGGCAACCCCTGCGGTGCCGCGGGAGGGGCAGCAGCCGCAGGGGGCACCGCGCCAACGCCGGGGGAAGGCATTCCCGGCGCCGGGGTTCCGTGGCCGGAGGCAACGATCACATTGACGGTCGTGCCCTTGGATTTCTTCACTGCACCGCCGGACGCATAGCCGGGGCGATCCAGTCGCTTCGATGCCTTCTTGCCACCCACTGACGCTTCCGGCTTCTGCACGCGGGAGTGCACCCGGTCGCCATCACGGTACTCGTCCGCATAGCCGCCCTGAGCCTTGCCCTGAGTGCCATCACTGGCTGGCAGGACGTGGCCGAGCCCTTCATCCTCGCCGAGGGTCGCAGTCCTGATCTTGAGGCCCATGCGGGCCATCTTGTCGTCCTGCGAGCGCTTGGCTTCGTCACGCATGCTGGCCATGGTCAGGTTCCCGATCTGTAGGTTGAAAGGCGCGCGTAGAATTGGAGAAAGCTGCCGTCCCTCAGATGCATATCGGGCAACACGCAGAACTCCACGGTGTCATGGTCGGTGATAGGCGACAGTCGCATGCGAAGCCTCCCAAAAAAGACGTTCTTCAGCGCCTCAACTGCCGAGGCAACATCCGCCTGAACGACAATGCCCATCTTGTATGGGTCGAAATCACCACCCGAGTGAGGCGGCTCACACATATAGCTGACTTCATCGAATTCGTTGCCGCGCACATCAAGGCGCTCGCGGCGTTCTATCACCTTGTATCGCGCGCCAAGGCGTTCCTGGCATTCCTCCAAAGTGCAACCGAAGTCCATTGCCTTCACTCCGCTGCCGGGGCGAACTGCCCCAAATCTGTCTGCGCCTGCTGGTCGGAGCCGGGGTGCTCGATGATGTCGCTCACGAGCCCTATGGCCGCGATCTTCTCCCGGCTCACCCGCTCCGCCGCCTGGTCAGCGCTCTCGCGCTGCTGCATGGCGACTTTCACGGCCCTGTCCTGTTGGTCGTTGGCGATCTTCTGGTCCTGCATCTTGGACTTCCCGACCATTTCCAGCAGCTTGGGATCGGGCTGGGCTGCCGCTGGGGGCGCCTTGGCAAAGAACCGATCGGGGTCGGCCACGCCGGCCTGCTGCATCACGTAGGTGTCAACTTCCTTAAGGTCGTACATGGTCGGGTTTTGGGCCGCGAGCTGCTTGACGCCCATTGCCCGCATCAGCCGGTGCATCTGGCTTGGCGTATTCGGGTCCGCCATTGGAACGATGGAAGCATTGTCCAGAGCCTCGAGGAACTTGTCCTCGTCCCATGTCACCGTACCCTTGCGATTGACGGCATCGACAAAGGCTTGCGGGTTCTCCCGGAAGCATTGCTTCAGGAGTTGGAATTCCTGCGACTGCGCTGCATGGAGCCGCTTGTGTACGGCATCCATCGGCTTCATGGCCTGTTCGATCAGGGCGAGCGTGGTCCCAACCGGCGCGTCCTGCCGCCCCTCGGCAACCTGAACCTCTGCCGTTCCACCAAGCCGCTGGCCAGTCTGGGCGATATTGTCGATGAACGCCGCGAAGGCCTGCGAGATGTCCTTGTAGGGCAGCGGCATGATGGCGTCGCCGATGGCCATGCCGTTGGTCTCGATGCCCTTGCCACCCCCCGGCGGGACACGCAGCTCGGTTTCGTTCTGCCGCCCGGCAAGCTTCGAATAGAGGAAGCCCGGGAAGTTGGCAAACATCCCGGAATCCAGCAGTTCCCGCCAAGCCGCAGTCAGCGCATTGGTGGTATTGCCGAGAATGTGGACGAAGCCGATGTCGTAGAAGCCTAGGCCAGGAACGAACGGGTACTTGACGAACGGCAGCTTCATCAGCTTGCGGTCGTCGTCTTCCTCCCACTGCCGGCGGATTTCCAGAACGAGGCGGCTGTCCTTGTCGATCACCACCCGATACGGGAGATGCAGACCGGTCGTCTCGCCCTTGTCCTTGTCCTCGAATCCCCGGATGTCGAGTTCGCAATAGACCTCGTAGATGGTATGGTCGCGATCCTCGGGGATCTGATTGGTCGGGTCGACGCCCTGGGTGTTGTTCTTCTCCTCCTCCACCGGATTGGGCAGCGAGGGATTGGGCTGGCCAACCGGAACATCCCGATAGGCGCCAGCCAACTGCATGCGGCGCAGCGTCGATGGCCGCATCTGGATTTTGTGCGTTACCCTCGCCGAATTGTGCATGTCGGTCGAGGCATTCGACACGATCATGTCTTCGGCGCTCACCGACTCCGAAACCGGCCTTCTGCGGATCGGGCAGTTGTAGACCTTCTTGAACGAACAGCCCCGGAACCCGGTATAGAACAGCGCCCGATCGGTATCGGGATAATACTCCGTCGCAACATCGGTCAGGTAGTAGTTGAGCCCATCCTCCAGCGCCTCGGCGAGAGCGTCCTTGTCGGTCGTTTCGGCCCCGACGGTATCCACCTTGACCGGCCCGGAAGCGGGGAGCAATTCTCCCCGCGCATTGGCCTGGAAGCGCAGCGTAGCTTCGAGCAACAGCGGATGGCGAACCGTGGACTGCCCGGCAACCGCCGTCGAAGCATCGGCCCCGGTCTGCGATGGATTGTCGATGGTGAGGCCGAGGAGTCTGATGCCCTGAGCCCCAGCCTCCAGCCATTCAGTGCGGGATTGTTCGTCTGTCTCGATGCCGCGGAGCAGTTCATCCGCAATGCGCCCAAGTTCCCCGGAATCGATATGCTCGGCGAGATTGGCGTCGTGCTTGTCGGCGCCTGACTTGTCGCGGCCACGAGCCGGTGGGCTGAAGTCCACAACAACCGAGCCGTCATCCAGTTCGGTCTGCATGGCCCCGGTTGCGGGATCGAACGACACGCCATCAACCGGACCGTCAATAGTCAGGTCGACGTCGATCGCATCCGGCAATGGCGCTTCCTCTGGCGCAGGCTGCCGCAGGGTGCTGGGCAGCACGAGGCCGGCCGGGAACAGCCCAACCGGTCGAGGATCAGTGGTTGCCATGATGCTAGATAGCGACCTTCAGCCAGTATGCGCCGCGCTTCCACACCTGCGATCCCGCCACCGCGCTACCATCGGGATAATATTCGAGGTCGCCGGAGATGTGCGCCTCATCCGAGGCGGTGCGGATCATCGCGGCGAGTGCCAAGGCGTCAGCGGCCTCATAGTGAGGGTCCATGATTTCACCAATGGATTCGAACGCCACGGCGCGGCGCAGGCGCAGGCGGAAGTTCCGCTCAAATGGTCGGTTGTAGGCCGAAGCGAGCTTCTTGGCGTTCGGCAGGGGCGCCCATGCTTCTGGCCTCAGGAATTCGTGCGTAGGGTCGTCGGCGTCGAGGTGGATGTCGTACGCAACAGCCGTGCCAGCGGGCCATTTCGAGGCGGCTTCCCGCTTGGTCTTTAGCCACAGCGAGTACTTCGTCAGCCACTTTACCCAGCGCCATTCACACCAATGCGGGGCATCGTGGCGTCGGCTAGCGGCATTGGCGCCGAGCGCGTCGACAACGATCCATTGGCTCCCCCGCACGCGAACAATAGGGTATCTGCCGCCCGGTCCGTACGCGACGACATCGGAGAGCACAATGTCCGGCTGCGGTCCGAATGTCGTCATCCCGCGCTCGACTTCGGGGCGGAGGGCGTTACCATCTCCAATGAGGGATCAAGCCACTGGACGCCGTTGTTATAGCGACCCTTGGCATCAGCGTAGTCGTCGTATCCAGCAGCATCCATCAACCGGTAGTAGCCATTGCTGGACATCCCGATGCATAGCAGCGTCTCCCCAGACATAGTGCGGTAGAGCCCTCCGCAACGTAGCGTCGGGACATCGGTAACGCTGGTCGTCATCTGCACAAAGCCCCCCCCTTATGCCGGATAGAGCGGCGCCACCCGGCCGCTGCGGTGCTGCATCAGATATTCATCGTCGCGCTGCATCTCGGCGCCGTGGACTGCGAGCCCAATGTCGCGCAGATGCTTCAGGGCCTGCGTGCAAGTGTCGGTCAGGTCGTCGTGCGCCGAGCGCGGGAAACTCGCCATCTGCGAGATCACCTTGTCGGCCCAATCGCGTGATGTCGGGGCAAAAACCATTTCGTCCTCAAACAGCGGCTGCACGGCGTATGCCCGCGCCGTCTTCTCTCGCTTGGGATCAATCAGTTGGACTGCGAAGCCCTCGCCAGCATGGAGGCGGCGCATTTCCTGCGCCACACTAAGGCCGTTTGCCTTGGCCTCGATCAAGAGCCGATCCACCTTGAACCGCTTGCACGTCGCGGCCGTCTCCGTCACCAGCGAGTGGATATCGAGGCGTTTCTCCCACGCCGACATCAGCATGATCTTGGGTAGGCCGTTGCGATCTCGCCACAATCCCCAGATCGTCAAGGCCGACGGGTCGTTGATTTCCTCTTCCGTGAAGGCCCCATCGAACGAAGCCACAACATACTCACACGGCGGAAAGACAACCTTGCCGCTCTGCACGCAGCCGTGCTGGGCTGCCGTTTCCTCGTTCCAGTCCTGCCACCAGTGGCGCTTGAAGATGCCGCCGCCACGGGGCTCCGGACGTTGCTGCAACTGCCCCGCAGAGCCATACGAGCCCAGCGACCGTTCCAACCTCGCCAGCGACTCGTCATCGAAGCGGTCGGGCGACAATATCTCCCCGTCCTGTTCACGCGGGTCCTGCCAGCCAATTGACGTAACACAGTGCCGGTTGCTCTCGTACCGGGCCGGCAGGCACAGATGCACCCAATCCTCATGGTTGCTAGACAGAATGTGTCCAGTCAGGTCATCCTCGTGCAACCGCTGCATGATGATGACGTAGGCGCCGGCCTTCGGGTCGTTGAGGCGCGTCGACATGGCCTCGTCCCACCAAGACACCATGGCCTCGCGCATGGCGTCGGAATCGGCGTCCTGCGCGTTGAGAGGGTCGTCGACCAGGATGATCGACCCGCCCTCACCCGTCAGGCTGCCGCCAACCGAGGTGGCAATACGATAGCCGCCCTGGTCGTTCTCGTACCGCATCTTGGCGTTCTGGTCGCTGGTGAGCACAAAGCGATCGCCCCAGCGCTCCTGAAACCATGGCGACTGAATCAGCCTTCGGGACTTCAGCGCGTCGCGCGTCGAGAGGTTCTGCGAGTAAGATGCCGACAGGAACTGCACCTGCGGACCGGAAAGCGGGCCAATCTCCCGTTGCGCCCAGGTCCACACTGGCCACGCCACGCTGACAATCGAGCTTTTCGAATGCCGCGGCGGGATGTTGATGATCAGGCGGCGGATATCGCCATAAGTGACCGCCTCGAGGTGTTCAGCGATCGCGTCGAGGTGCCAGCCATGGACGTAAGGCGCGGGATCGATGTAGCGCCAGCCCTTGCGAAGGAAGAGCCCAAGGTCCTCCTCGCAGTCGAGCCGGTCCAGCTCAAGAAGCGCCGCTTCCGGGTTCCTTAGCGCGGCGGCCAAGGATTGCTCTAATTGTGTCACGCTCATCAGGGTCTAGATCAGAGAGGTCCGGCTTGCGTTCGGTCTGGATGGGGCCGCCATCCTTGCCGGTGTGCTCATTGACGATCTTCTCGGTGTAGTCGTCGCGGAACCGCGCCTGCATGGTGGTCTTCCAGACCTGAGCGTTGAAGCCACCCGTCAGGAGGTTTGATTGCCCCGCTGTTTCCCACCACGCCTGTGCGTGGGCCTTCGCTCGCGCGAGAGCTTCTAGAAATTCCGGGTGCTCTTGCGCCCAGTTGTCGATGGTCTGGCGACTGACATCCAGGGCCGCCGCAATCTGCGCGAAGCTCTGCCCCTCTTTGGCAAGCTCCACGACCCTCGCGCAATATTCAGGCCGATAGGCCGTTGGACGTCCGGGCCCAGCTTTATCGACGGCAGACTTGGGCATGTCACCCCGCGGAGAATCCGTATTGCCCGCCTGCAGAGGCCTCAGTCCCTGCCTTGGCGCCGGGGCCATTGTCCTGCTTGCCGGTGCGGAAAATGAGAAAGCCGCCCAGTGCTTTCATGCACGAGCGGCCCGAGGTCGAAACGCTGCCGACCTTATTCGGGATGACAGTTACAGTGATTTGGGGGGAGAGGTCAAGTGGCTTGGCCGTCCTCTCCGCCTCTCCGTTTCCCCGCTCGGATCAACTGCGTGATCACCTTGGCCTGGCGCTTGGATAGCGACTTGTAGCGTGCGCATTCCGCCGAGAGCTTGCTGATTTGGGCCAGCAGCGTCAGCACCAACTCGTCTCGCTCATTCATCGGGCTTCCCCTTCGGGGGGCGATGGCAATGGCATCCAGTGCGTAGGATCGGCGAGCACGGGCATGAAATCCGTGGAGGGGTCATCATAGACACCAAACTCCACCTCTACGGCCGGCAGGTGCCAACCATCTTCATCGGTCCATTCGCTCGGGTCCGCTGACGCCCACCTAGCCACAACAACGTGGGACCCACGATGCTCCCACCCCATGCTGCGTCTAGGCGCCTCGACCGGTTCGGGGCAATAGAGCAGGACGATCGTCCCGTCCTTTGGTGCAGTCGAAATCGGTAGCCACTCGCTCATGTCGCTCACCCTTCCATCCCGTAGAACTTCACCAGCGCATTGAGCGCCAGCCTGAAATCGCCCACCAGGTGCGTAAGCGCCTTGTCCTGCACGAGGCAGAGGTCCAGCGCCGCGAACAGCATCGCCCCGCCCCGTAGATCGTTCTGCGCGTCCTGCACGGCCCCTCTGGCACCATGCTTGCCATCCTTGCCCACCATGCGCCCTATGGCCGCCACAACCCGCGACGTGGCCTCGTAATCCCCGGAAGAACCGTGTGTCGCATTGAGGTCAACAGCCCCGGCTTGTTTCGGAACATGGATGGCGCGATGATAGTCGGCGAGGTCGGCGAGGTAAGTCTGGCTCGCGTCGTATTGGACGCGTGTCAGCTCGCCTGAAAGGCACAGCCTGCCCGCGAATGAGCCCGCCATCTGGTCCCTCGCATCTGATGGCCTCACCCCGAGCACGCGATGCCGGGCGCGCAGTGGCCCTTCCAGTGCATCCCGTTCGGCGCGGTCGTATGTCTCAAGGACCCGGGCCATGGCGTCCGTGTTGCGGCGGGACAAGCGCCCGCTGCGTTCCCTGGCCTGCTTCGGCCGCGGCTTGATGCTGACGGATTTCCCCAAGTGCCCATTGCCCCTATCTAGAACTGCGAGTTGCGCCATTGAGATTGCCCTTGACTATTCCGAGATGCGCCGCCGATGATCGGAGAAGCGTTCGCCACCAGCGCTTTCGGTGCGGACGCCGTTCATCTTCCACGGCTTGCAAAGTTTGCAGCCGGCCCTGCGGCGACGTGCTCGACCGCGCTTGTGGTGTGCCATCCCCTATTGCCCCTGTTTGGTTTGGTTGAGAGCGGAGCGCGCGGCCATGATGATGGGTAATTTCTCATGCCCCGCCCTCAGCAGGCGGCACTCATGCGCGGCATGGTAAGCATCTACGAGCCGCCCGAAGTTGCGCTCGGTTTCTTCTGCCCATTTGTCGGGCTGCCAAGGGTCGCAGGCCGCGTTGATGAAATTGCACAACGCTCTATCCAATTCGCGGAGCGCCGCTTCCCACGCATCGATCTGCTCACCCATTTGCATCATCCTTGACAGCGGCGCGGCCGGCAGGCGTGACAACCCACCTGCGAGGGGCTAGCTCGATGCGCACCAATCCTGCCCTGCGAAGCCGCTGGCGCAGTCGGTCCTCGACCCGATCGGCGAACTTCAATCGTTTATTGCCGAGCACGCGCATCAGAAAGTCGCGCTCGTCGGGGGTGAGCGCCACCCTCTCGACCATTTCGCTGCTGGTGTCAGGCATTGCGGTTGGCCTCCTCCATCGTGGCGAAGGAGCGCACCGGCTCCCAGCGCTTGGCGCCCGTGTAGTGCTCAATCCAAAGCTCGTGCAGTCTGCCGTCAATGAGGCAGAAGCTGGCGACCGCGCTCCATACATCCGACTGCTTCAGAAAGGTGATGCGGCTCCCGTCCACGCGATCGAGCGTGATCTTGTCGCTGGTGTCAGGCATTGGAGGGGGCCTTGGGCAGCGCCGGAAGCGGCATCCATGCCGTCATCTGCCCCATGTCCGAGTTGAAATCGCCATCATCCCACGAGTGGCCGTTCCAGAACCCGATGTAGATAGCCGACCCTTGACGCAGCAAAACTTCAGGCCCCATGGTCTCGCTGCCGTAGAGGCCGCGGCCAGCGCCATCCTTCGGCGCGGTCTCGATCGGCTGCCAACCCCTCGCCACCACGTATCCCGCCTGCTCTATGGCGGCGAGAGTGGCCAACGCAGCGACTTCGGGATTCAGCGGGTTGCGCTCAATCTCCCGCGCCATTGCCTCGATAAGCTTGTCTTCAGGCATTGGGGCGGCCCTCCACTGCGTTTTGTGCGCGCTGATCTGTCGTCTTGAGTTCGATGGAGGCACGGCGCGCGAGGGCAATTGTCATCGCGCGCGTCCGCAGTTCCGGCGGCACCACGGCGTTCGCAAAACCAACATACCGGCGAACCTTTTCCTTGTCGGCGTCACTCAGCATTCCTCATCCTTTCCGGCCGCACGCGGCCTGTGATCTGCGCAGAACCATTTTCCGCCGAGTTTGGCATCACCCGTCGCCAGCGCGGCCCTGAGCTTTACACCCTCGCCGAAACATGCCGGCTTGCCGCAGCCTGGCTCGTCACAAGTGAAAATCAGGACGCGAGCGCCATTAACGATCTGGTAACTTTGCACTGCCATGGTCACTCCAGAGCAACTTTCCATAGTTTCCCCTTTTCTGCCTCCACGGTATGGGCGAAGCCCTTCGCGTGAAGCCCCTGACCAAGGGGAGCGCCCTCTCGAACGCCGCATACTCAGTGCCTTTTCGGCGCAAGCGCCTCGCGAACTTTCCGTCTCGCTGCCTCGGAGCCATTTTGTCCGGCTGGCTCCAGATTGGGCCTTTACCCAGATGGTCAGTCTGGCGGATGGCCAAATCCCTACGGACCGGTTCCGGGTGTTGCCCGGCGTGGAGGCCCAGGGTCCTATGGGGACACGGTGCCCTGGCATTTTTTGTTTCGGGCTTTGGGAGAAACCCGCCAAATCGTTGGCCCGTTTTTGCTTGCATCCGGAGACCGTTATGTTATTACATAACTGCTGGCGAACGGTGCCACGTAAACCAGCATCTCTTTCGAGGGCAGCCCTGTTCGAACCGGGGTTGCCCTCAATCATTTGTTTACCAGAACATAGGTGGAACGCGAAGCATTTTCGCCTTTCCCACCAGTGCCTTCCACGGATTTTGTATCAGCTCATCCGCTCCCGTGCGGTCCGGATTTCGTCGGCCGTGAAGTACCAATTGCCGGCGTGGTCGGTCGGCGGCATCTGCCCGCGCATTTTGCCGATCATCCTGAAAAGCGGATCGTCGCGGTGCAGCCGGACCTTGCCGGCCTCCTCCAGCGATTTTGCCACTTCGTTGGCGACGTGCTCGGAGACTTCCTTGTCGGGCCAGCTCGACTTGCACCAGTTCCGCCAGGTGGCGAACCAGTCGAGCTTCACGCCGGCCGCGCCGGGCTTGGCCATCCAGTAGTTGCGGAAGCGCTCGGCCTGGTTCGACATCGCCGCATAGCTGACCGACGGGAACCGGCTCCGGGCCCATTCCACCCACTCGGGCGGCATCTGCCACTTGTCGGTGATGCGCGTGCCGTTGGCGCTCTTTTCCACCGCGCGCGAAGGCTTGGAGCGCTGCCCGAAGGCAATGGCTCGAGATATGATGTCGCCGGCGTCGATCGGGTCGACGCCCTTGGCGACCAATTCGGAAATGAACTCTCTTGCGCTCATGCAATGCCCCTTCCCAGCCGCTCGGCGTGGCTCTGTGCGCCGTGCAGCACGGATGAATAGTGAAAGCCGCCCATGAAGGCGCCGATGTCGGTGGCACTGAGAACTGTCTCCCGCCGCATCCGGTAGAAGGCCTCATGCCTGGCAATGACCAGGATTGGCGAGCGGGAGGCGCCGCAGACCATCGGTTCGGTGAGCCCGTGCTTGGCGCAAACCTCCGCGAGAATGTCCCTCGCCTTGGAAACCCAGGCACGCGATACGATCGGCGCTATTTTCCAGATCGGCCGCGGCGTGACGCTCGGCGCCCGAGAGATCGACGGGAGCGGCCGCGGCGGTTCAGCCCCCAGGCGGCGTTTCACTTCGGCATAGTGGGCACGAAGCTCACTGAGGGACGTGAACCGTGGCGTCGGCACTACCACGGCCGCCGCAGCGCTATAGGCCTGATTACGCATCGGCCATCACCCCCATACCAAGGATGGCGAGCACCTTGTCGCGGTTCTCAGCGGAAAGGCGGTAGCCGATGCCGCGCAGGGTCTCCACCGACACGCCAACAGCGCTCAATGCACGCCGGACGCGGCACATCTGCACCTTGAGGGTCTTGTCTTGGGTGTAGCCGCAGGAGAGCGCTTTGGCATAACTGGCAAGCAGCGCACCGGTCGTCTCGACGCCAGCAACGAGCATGGACAGGATCGCGGCCTCGGCGCGCGAAAGCCCGAGCACTTCCTTGCAGCGCCAGCAGAAGTAGGAAAGGCGCTCGGCTGGGAACGTGCGCCGCCACCCCGCGGCTTCATAGGCGGAGAACTTCTGCCGTGTCGCCGCGCTCAGCATGTCGGAACCCGTATGTATGCCTTGGCATGGTGCGTGAGGCAGTAGGAGGAGCCATCCCGGCTGGGTTGGCCACAAAACCCAAAGCCCGGAGCCAGCGGGTCGCCGATCGGCCATTTGCAGGTGTGTTCCGTGAGGTCCACGAGATCGAGCAACCGACTCGTATCCACGCCCGCCAGGTCTTCGACAGGCAGCGGCTCGACCTTGAACACCGGGGCGGTTTCGATACGATGCGTGATCGCCGTCGCCTTGGGCTGGCCCTTGGTGTTGGGCTTGCGAGTGGCGTGGATGCGTGTCTGCGGTCGGGCTGGTTTCGGCTCTGTCACTGGCACCTTGCGCGGGGCCAGTCCCAGCCGGCGCACCTTGCCGATAACGGCATTGCGCGTGACGCCACCGCCCAGGGCAAGAGCGATTTCGCCGTGGGTATCGCCCTTGGCATACAGTTCCTTGAGGATCGCAACACGCTCATCGGTCCACCCGTCGGCATGCTGGAATCGGCTTGGCTCGTGGTAGTTCATTGGCTGCCCCCAATGAGAATGTTCAAATGTCTGCCGGCACTTCGACCATGCCGGTCGCCAGCGGGAATTTCTGCCGGACCGCGAGCAACTGCGCTTCGGTCCCGGTCCATGCGTACATGCGCCCTTCCACCAACCCCTCGCATGAGGTGTGGAGGAACTTGCCGCCGCTCCGCTCCTGGCGCAGATAGAACTTGTGCTTGGGACCAGGCGGGATGAATTTCGGGATCAGCGGAACCGCTTTCGGTTCTGGTTCCACCACCGTCTCGGCGGAAACTGCCTCCTGCGGCGCCTCAATTGGCTTAGGGCCAGACTTGCCGCGGTTGTCGAGCTTGATCCCGGCCTCGCTCAGCCGCGCCGATACGGTCGAAGTAGGGATATCGAGCTCGGCCGCGATCTGCGCTACCGTCCAGTCGGGATGACGGGCATGGCATTCAAGCACCCGTTCCTTGGCCGTAACGGGCTTGGCTGGTGGCTCTATGCCCTTGGCCTTGCGGATGGCGTGCATGATCGCCCGCACGCTGCCCGGATTGGCTCCGAGGTGACGCGCCATTTCCGTTGGCGTATAGTTCGGGTGTTGATCCAGCCCCGCATTGATGCGGTCGGTCAGGGTCGGCTCGGCCGATTGGTCCTCGTCCTCCCAATCCTCGCGATTGTGGAATGGTCCTTCCGGGCTGGTGTAGACGGCGCCGGAGGCCGATTCCTTGCCAACCTCCTCCGGCGCATCCTGGGCATCCATACGCACAACAAGCGGCTTGCCCAAAAGCCTGTCGACGGCCCGCAGCGCCGCGACGATTTCCTCGCGCTCCCGATCGAGGGCATCGATGTTCTGGTCGATCTCGAGCAGACGGTCCTGCATGGCGCCGAGGACGTCGAACTGCCCCGCGTTAACTCCCGCAACCCCGGCTGAACCGGAGCGTTGCTGGACCGTCATGGTGGAGTGGGGGGTCATGCTGCCTCGCAGGCAGAAACGGTGTCCACAATTGCAATGCGCTCGCCAATCCAGCGCATCGCGTTGACAGCCATGGAGTTTCCCAGAGCGCGGTAGCGCGGGCCATCGGGTGTCCAGTTTCTGTTCCGATAGGGAACATCCGTGAAGCCATCGGGGAAGCCCTGGAGGCGCTCGCATTCCAGCGGGGTCAGGCGGCGCACGGCCCACGCAGACTGGACAGCTACGCTGGTGCAATCGGTGTCCAGCGTGTAGCAGGAACCATCATTGAGGTAGCTCTTGCCGATAGTCGGGTTACCGCCAGCCTTCGGGTTGAAGGCAATGGCCGGAGGATGCGCGCCCGCTGCAAGCGGGTGGCACGGGTCTCCGGCTTTGGGCACGCTGCGATTGGCCGCAGATGTGATCTGGGTTGTGTCGAAGGCAATCGGCACAATTGGGGTGCCGCGCCCGGTTCCGTCTTCGCTTGCATCGAAGCCTTCGGCACGCAGCGCGTGGGCGACCAAGTTATCATCGTCCTCTTGCCGACGCCCGGCGTAGCCGCCCTTGCCTGCACTCTCTGCGCCACGGGTGAGGCTGGCGGCAACTTCGCGCGTGGCGACAAAATTCTCGGTTTTGGCGTCAATCCGCTGCGAATAGCCCGCTGTGACACAACGGGCTACGTCATCGGTGATCAGCCCCACGTCTAGATCGAAGTCCGTTCCGAGGCCGCCACCGCCCTTAGTGCGCGCGCTAATTGTGGGGGCAACTCCTTGCCCCGCTTCTCGGCGCGGCGCAGAATCCCCGCGCAAGCTCTGGGCGTCAAAAAGTACCGCTGCGGCACGTCGCCAGTCTCCAAGATATCCGACAACGAACACACGACGGCGGCGCTGCGGGACAGCTCGCTCGAAGCCGCCCACTCGGATGTATTGAGCGTCAAGCACTCGGTAGGCGAACCCATACCCGAGTTCGACCAGGCCCCCGAGGAAGGTTCCAAAATCCCGTCCGCTGTTTGACGACAGAACTCCGGGGACATTCTCCCAGACCAGCCAGCGGGGGCGATATTTTGCAGCAACGGCAAGATAGGTGAGCATGAGGTTGCCGCGCGGGTCAGCCAGCCCGGCTCGCAGTCCCGCGATCGAGAAGGGCTGGCAGGGCGTTCCTCCAACAAGAAGGTCAATTGGTTCATCCGGCCATTCCTTGAACTTGGTCATGTCCCCGTGGTTGGGGACGCGCGGGTAGTGGTGGGCTAGGACCGCGCATGGGAATGGCTCGATCTCGGAGAACCATGCCGGTTGCCACCCGAACGGATGCCAGGCCATGGTGGCCGCCTCAATGCCGGAGCAAACGGAGCCATACCTCATGCTGCCACCTCGCGCAGAATGACCTCAGCGCCGTAACGGGCGAGCGGGTTCATCGCGTAAATCCCATGACCATGAGTTGGACCCGAGGCTCGCCATGATCGATCCAGCGGGCCGTGACCTGTCGAACAACCGAGGAGTCATCGGCGGGGATGACCTGGTGCGCCACGAGCAAATCCAAAATCGGCTTGATTAAATTATCGCAATCGCGCCGGCGCTTATCGGGCGCCTTGAACTCCATGACGACCGACACCGTGCCATCATGCTTGTACGGGGACTGGCGCTTCAGCTCCCATCCGGCTTCATCACGCCAAGCCTTGTATTCGGCCGAGAGATAGCTGCCGTTGTGCTTGCGGAAGAGCTTGTGGATGGAGGGTGGATAGGGCAGCACGATCATGCGTAGCGGCCGCGCTCTTTCTGCCCGACGTGCGGCATGTACTTGGACCGCGCGACGGCACCAGAGACACGAAACTCACGGACGGGCTGACGTCGCCCCATGATCGGGCGCGCGGCCTTGGCCAGCCTACGCCGGGCTGCGCGGCGCACTTGCCTGCTGATGAACATTTGTTGCCCCCAATACGAGGCCGCCCGCCGCAGCGGAGCGGCGAGGTGGTTACGCGAGTTCCATTTGCTGGGAGACGGACTTCGGCGCCTCGTCTTTCTCCAGCGTCACCTTGAAAAGTTGGCGTGAGGCGTCGTGCCAGATGACGATGCCCTCAGGTCGCGTGAAGCCGGGAGCAGCCACGGAACCGCCCTTGCGGAGCTGCGCCAGAGCACTTGGCACGCAACCTGTTGTGAAGGTGCCGGAGAATAGCGTGGGCACGACATCGCAGCACGCCGGCCGCTCGTCGCCCCACCGGGCTACGTTGAACAGACTAAAGCGCTTCCCGGGCTGGCTGTAATTCCGCTGGATGCCTCGACCCCACCATTCCCCGAAGTGCCGACCGGGGCCGAGGTTGCGGAGATCGTCCGCATGTTCAGCCACCCATCGAGCAAATCCGTAGTTGTCGTCGTCTGGCGTTATCCATCGGGTGCGCGAGCCTGCGCGAACGGTGCCGTCCTCACCTACGAAAATCTGCGCGTTGGTTCCGTCTATCTTTTCCGTGATCACTACGTGCCTGTAGAACCGCGCGATCTTCTGAAACCCCTCGAAGTCTTCCATCACCTTATCGCCGCCCTTTTCGCCGCAATCTTCTTAGCCAAAGCGCGAGCTTCAGCTTCCAGGTCTGCCAAATCATCATTCCCGAGAGCCCCCTCGACTTCGATTTCATGTTGGAGCGCGCTGATCTGCCGCGCGCACATGTCGAGATAAGCCGCCCGAATGCGCGCAAACAGACTCGTATCGCAGGTCTTCGCGCGCCCCTTCCGCAAGTGGGATAGTTGCCAGAAGCCAATGCCGTAGCGGACTTCCAGTCGGGACATGGCGTTTTCAATATCGCCAGGTCCGCGCGCTTCGCGCTGGACCATCCGCTGAACGTAATCGGAGGCTGCTTCGACGCTCATGTCGTGCACCTTGTTGTCTGATTTCGTGAACATGCTGCCGTGTTTTCTCTGGTTGGTTGCCTCTCGTCGGAACACGGACCACACGAAAGGGATCTGACATGCGAGCCATCGGGAGCCTGGCAGCTGAGATGATTGCTCGCTTGCGAATTGTAGCCGTGCCGCTCTACGCAGATGCGGAGCGCACGGGGAATGGGACGGCGACCGGCGAGTGCGTTGAACCCGACCGGCCGCCTATGCAGGTCACGACTCCTGCAATGGAAAGCGCCGAGCCGCAGGGAGGAGGAGGACGGCCCGGCGCCGCGCACGCGGAAGAGGAGGTTGCCCCCGGTGCGAACGGAAAGAAGCGAACCCGGACGAGCGACGGATTTTCCATCCGGCCGCCGGGAAAGAGGCCGGGACCGAAGCCCCGGCCAGTTCAACAGGGGGACAACAGCGTCAGGCAGAAACCGAGCGCCCGGCCCGGGAATCTGGCTGACAACCGCCGCCACATGGCGACGGGCCCGAACACAGCGTTCGGGTGCATGGACGTAGCAAGCTCCACTCGCCTGCCCCGCGAGGCTACGTCCATACATCTGAACGCTGGAGAGTGGGGAGGCGGTGTTAGCGCACCCCTCCCCCGCCGTCCTTACGACCGATTGCCCGCCTATATGAACGGCCAGTGATAGCCGTCCCCGCGCACGGGGTTCACGCCGCCATGACGGCGCATCGGTCCTTGCGACTTCGCCCTCGTACGGGATGGGCTCAAGGAACAGCGCGGGGGTGATTGGTGAGAGCACTAGCGAACCTCGCTCTCGTATTCATGGATGGGCTCGACCGGCGCGCGGTAGGTCAGCAGCCGGCCCAAAATCACAGCGGCGGCCGAGAAGAAGCCAACCCCACCTGCCAGCGCCATCAGCCCGACAAGCCACAGCACAGCGATGAGGACGACGCATGCCCCGCAGCCTATTGCCGCCAGTAGAGGAAGGTGATCGCGGATCATGCTGCCCATCCCGCCTTATCGGCCACCGACTGCCCGGTGATGTTGGTGAACTCGGTCAGCAAATCCTTGGCGGTCGTAACGGCCAGATTGGATTTGAAATGATCCCACGCCTCGGGCGGCAGATACTCGGCCAGCAACTCGGCGCAGCTCTTTGCTGCCCGCTCGCGGATGTCGGCATCCAGTTTTATCTTGTTCGCCTGGGCGGCCGTCGGCCGCGGCTTCTGGGCATCTCGGATTTCCGCCAGCCGCTGCCGGACGGTCTTCACCTGCTCCGGCTGCTCCACGTGCTTGAGTTCGTCGAGGAACACGCCAGTATCGAGCGGCGTGCCCTTGATGAGGTCCAGGGCCTCCCCCGCAACCTTCTCGCCGCGCTCGGCGTCCCTGCGAATGGTGCGGGCATCGACACCCGTCTTCTCGGCCTGATCGTCCGCGTAGGATGGAGTGGACAGGTTGTCCACTCCTCGCGTGTGCTGGTTGGAGCCGTGCTTGGTCTCGGGGTGCAGCGCCTCGTAAGCTTCTTTGCGCCGTTTGGTAAAACGCGCCCGATCGGACGGGCTAAGCTGGAACGCGCACAAGTTTTCGTCGCATTCGGCGATTTGCCGCTCGAGTTCGGAGAGATCGAGGACATGTGCCTCGATCTCGGCGAGCCCCAACCGCTCGCAGGCAGTCTTGCGATGCAGCCCCGCGACCAGGCCAAACCCATCAACGGAGACACCGCCCCTGATGATTTGGCGCGGATACACGGTGATCGGGTTGAGCAACCCGATGTCTGCGATGCTTGCCGTCAAACTCGCCACTGCGGATTCGCTGATATCGCGAAGGCGCCGCCCGACCTCTATTTTGTCTATTGGGATGACGGAAAGCACGATGGCTTACTCCCCGCCGTCAGGGATGCCGTTGGCCCAAGGCGTCCCAAGCAGGAAGAACGTGACCATTGCGTTCGGCTTGACGTAGGTCCGCTCCTCTCCACGGAAAGCCGCATTCCATGCGGCCGCCGAGGCTTTGCAATGCTCACGCTGCCCGATGAGGCCGTTGGCGGTTTTGACATTGCGGAGCCAGCTAAGAAGCGCGCGCTCAGGCATGGCGCCGCTCAAGCCGTCGTCTTGAGCAACACGGAACCAAAACTCTGCGGCAAAGGATGGCTGATATCGAAAGGTTTCCAGTGCCACCGCCAAGACCCCGGCGCGGCGTACGAGCCGCTGCGTGTGGGTCGGAGAGCCATTCATCGCGCCCGCCAGCATCATTGCCGGCTCCCGATATTCTTCGAGCTTGGCAATACGATCGAGGCGAGAGACGCTGGTCGGTCTGCTAAGCGCAAATTTGGCTTCGATCACACCAAGAGCGGCGAGGATGTACTGCGCAAGCGGGATGTCCTCTCCCGCGCCGGTTGCCTTGAGGCTGTCTCCCCACGTCCTAATCTTTTGAATATCGAAGACCGCGTAGATTCTGCCGGCCTCGTCTTCGTCTGCCACAACCTTGCGGGTGACAGTCAGTACCTGTGGCACGCCAGACTTGTAGATGGCTTCCAGGGTGTGGTTGCCGTTGACAATCAACTCGGCCCCGCTCGGAAGCACGCAGATGTAGATTTGGGTGCCAGGAGTGAACTGGCCACGCGCCATCTCGGAAGCGAGGCGGTCCACGTTGAATGGCGAGATGTTTCGCTGCCGCGCGAAGTGAGCAGTATCGCGAAGACACCGCGCCGCAGATGGCGTGACGACCTCGACGGAGGAAGTGATGCGCGCGCCCTTGGCAAGGGCTGGCCGTTCGACTACATTCAGCATTGTCAAATCCTGAATTGGGGCGGCGGCATCTGCGGATGCTTTGCCGCCCTTTCCTTTCAGAGCGGCCGCAGCCAGGGTTTTTCGGTGCATTCGGATCATGTCCCGGAAGACATAGCCGGGGATTTCGAACTGCCCGCTCATAGCGGCCCACTCCCCAGCCACATCCCCGCCACGCACAGCCCTAGCAGCAGCGAGGGAATGCGGGTGGGTTCGGCGGATAGCCAGTGAGCGAGACGACGGGCGCGGGCGGTCATGCGCGCCCCCCGCCAGCGGATTGACTCAACCCGGCAAGCGCCGTCCTATTGGCTTTTTCTTGGGAGGACAGACCGTTATGGCCGACGAACCGAGCCTGGGCGCGGACAAGACCATCATTTTGGGCACGACAGCGATCAAGATCGTCGACGAACCCCCGGCATTGCCCATGCATGTCGACATTTACACCGAGGCCCGTTGCTACCGGGATACGATGTACCTGTCGCTCGCCAGTCTGGTGATTGATGGCGCAAGCCAGAGTGAAGCGCGGATCGTCACTCGTCTGCGCATGAGCGTCGAGACCGCCGTGAGCATCCAGACCGCCATTTCGGCCGCATTGGCCGCCGCGCAAGAAGCTGCGGATGCGGTCAAGCAGAACGCGAACTGAGCCGGGGCGCGTCATGCCGCGTGCTCCGGTTCGTTGCCGAACACGTCGGGACGTAGCTCGTGACGCGACACGCCGGTTATGCGCTCCACTTCAAGCACGCGCCCAGCCGGGATCACCTTCCATTGGGAAATGGCCTGTGGCGTGATACCGTCCAGTCTGGCCGCGAGAGCAGCCGGCCCCCCTGCGGATTGAAGCGCCTTAGCTCTGGCCTGCTCTAGGGTAGTTCGAAGTGACTGGTCCATGGGCTATATGAAAGCATTTCTTTCCGGGTTATGCAAGTGTCTCTTTCGGTGAATGAAACGACGGACGCGGGCATGATCCGGCGCGCCATGAATACCATCGGAAGACGCATTCGCTACGTGCGCGAGGTTCTCCTGCACGTGACGCAAAACGAGTTTGCCGCTCGTCTCGGGATAACCCGGGGCGCCGTCGGCAATTGGGAGCGTGACAAAGGTATTAAGCGCGAGAACCTTGTTTTAATCAGCGAGAAAATCGGCGTGGATTACAATTGGTTGTCGCGAGGATTGGGACCCGCCCCCACAGAATTGTCCACAAAAGGCCGCAATCCGCAGCCAAATGCCACAGTCGCCATTGGCACGTCTGGCGACTGGCCGAGTTTACCTGTATATGGACAAGCAGTGGCCGGCGTACACGGCGAATTTCCATTGAACGGCGACGTGTTGTACACATTACCTGCTCCGCCTAACCTTCAAGATGTTTCAGACGCTTACGGGGTCCGTGTTTCGGGTGACTCCATGCAACCCCGGTATGAAGATGGCGAGGTCGTGTTCGTAAATCCACGGCTCACCGCCAGACGAGGCGACTACGTGGTCGCTCAGATTCAGACTGAGCCGGCCGGCCCGGTCCAGGTATTCGTCAAGCGCTTTGTGCGCATTAATACTGAAGAGCTGGTGCTGTCCCAGTTCGATCCCCCAAAAGAACTTACCTTCCCTGGCCAGGCGGTGCGTTCGGTGCACGTGATCCGCGGGTCCTCTACGGTTCGCTAAAATCACCGACCGCGCCCGCTAAATAGGCGCGCCCGCTCACTGATTCTTGCATCGGAAAGTTTCTCTTTCTTTGCGCTTGCGCAGTGATGAAAGATATGCTTTCATGCCTCCAGATCAACGCACCACGGTGCTGATGGAGGATGACGATGGCAACGGCAGTCACATTGACCAGAGAGTTGGCTTTCGCTTCCGGGCAGGACGCCGGCAACGCGCAGATGCGCAAGGCGGGCCGCAGCAGGTGGAATGAGGCTGACGCCGATCTCGCGGCAGCCACCACCAACAAGTTCCTGAGGCATGTGCCGTTCGAGTTTGGCGGCCTTCAGGGCCTTCCCCTCACGTCCGCACAACTGGCCAATCTCGGCATCCCCGCCTGATCGCTCGGCCTTGCCGACCCGCGCGGCCTGCCGCACCGAACGATACAGGGGAACCCAAGATGGGGCACAAGAAATCCGCAGCGCCCGCGCCGGTTGTAGAGACCAGCGAGCGCATTATCTCGATCAAGGGCTTCAACGCTGACTTCCAGTGCTGCCCGAGCGGAACGCCATTCCAGTTCGATGTCGGCAAGACCTACACGGTCGAAGGTGAGATCAAGGCATGCGCGAACGGCTTCCATGCCGTCGATGCCTCCGATCCTTTCCACGTCTGGGACTTCTACCCGCTCATTGACGATGACGGGCGGCTGACGCGCTACGCCGAAGTCGAGCAGGCCGGCCAGATCGACCGCGATGTTTCCGAGAAAGGCACCAAGATTGCCTCTGCGGAAATCACGATCAGAGCCGAGCTGTCGCTTCCTGACTTCGTGCGGCGCGCCGTCAACGCAGTGGTGGAGTTGACGCGAGGGAAGGGTGACGATCCCAGCGGCGACTCCGCCCGGATCGGCTCCAGCGGCCACTCCGCCCGGATCGGCTCCAGCGGCCACTCCGCCCGGATCGGCTCCAGCGGCTACTCCGCCCGGATCGGCTCCAGCGGCGACTCCGCCCGGATCGGCTCCAGCGGCGACTCCGCCCGGATCGGCTCCAGCGGCGACTCCGCCCGGATCGGCTCCAGCGGCCACTACGCACAGATCGGCTCCAGCGGCCACTCCGCCCGGATCGGCTCCAGCGGCGACTCCGCCCAGATCGGCTCCAGCGGCGACTCCGCCCAGATCGGCTCCAGCGGCGACTACGCCCGGATCGTAGCATCTGGGAAAGACAGTGTGATTGCCTCTGCTGGCATCAATGCCACCGTGACCGGCGCGGACGGCACTTGGGTGTCCGTCGCCGAATTCGACGACGCCGGCAAGTGCATCGGTTTTGCGACTGGCCGCATCGGCAAGGATGGCCTGGAACCCAACAAGCCCTATCGCGCCAAGGGCGGCAAGCTGGTCGCCGTCTGAGCCCTCCCGAACGATACAGGGGAACACCGATGAGCAAGAAGCAGTGGCTCGCCGATCTGGCGCTGATGATTGGCCCGCTCGAGGAAATCGCGGCGGAAATGCAGTCCGAGATCGATGATCTCGAGGACAAGCAGGCAGAGCGCGAGAGCGAGTCCCGACAAGAGAAAATCGACTCCTTGGCGGCGGCAATGGATGCCGTCGAGGCCGCGCGGGACTCGATCGAAGAGGCCGCAGCCTCTCTTGGCGAGTAAGGGGAACAATCCCATGCCCACCTATCTCTTCTTCATCGACGGCTTGTTCGAAAGCCAGCACGCCACTCTGGCGGAGGCCAAGGAAGCCCTGTGCCACTACGGCAAGCATTGGTCCCTGCGCATCTTCGCCCTCGACATGGCCGAGCCCGGCAAGTCCGAGGAAGTAACCGAAGAGCTTGTGATGGCCGAGGTCCATGCCGGCCACCTCGAATGGGACAGCGACCTGGCGCGGGAACATACGCCGCGTTCCGTCAGCCTTGACTGGCTAGGTCGGAAGCATGTGCGCGGGCTCTATGGGGAGCGCTGGTGATGGGCATTCGATACATCAGGGACACCTACAAGGTGCCGGCCAAGCGCGGGATGCGCATTCGGCATTATGTGGGCGGCGGAAGGTCGGTCTTTGGCGTCATTACCGGGGCGCGGAACGCGCATATCCTAGTGCGTCTCGACGGCTACACGTTCTCGCTCCCGTTCCACCCGACATGGTGCATGGAATATCTGGGGGCCGCATCATGACCCGGCTTGCAGATGATCTCCGGGCCGCACGGATCAGGACTGGAGATGCCGTGCATCATATCCCCAGCGATGAGCACTGGATCGTCGCGTGGGCAGATCACGCGAACGGCTATATGGCTCCGTGTGGGTGGCCAACCTGCGAAGCGCATATCTCCGATTGCGTGCTCGAACGGGCCGCAACAGATCAGGAATGCACCGACCTCATTGCCCGGCTTTCTGCGTCTGGCAGGACCGATGCCCATCGCGCCCGTGCCATCGCCTCTGCCGAAGCACAAGGGGGCGAGTAGATGCGCGAAGAGTCCAAGCTTTTCCAGCGCGTCAACGCCCTGGGCGGCGTCCCGGCCGATGAATACGAGCGCGGCTACAACGACGCCATTGGGGACGCTCTTGAGTTGATCGAGCGGCACCACGAGCCGGCGGTCGAAGCCCTGCGCAAGATCGCTGTCGGCGACGGCTACTACGGCGCGCAGGCCCGTGAATACAAGCAAATCGCTGTGGCCGCGCTGGCCATCATTGACGGCGCTCGCGACCGCGCCAGCACCGGGGAGAAAGTGGCATGAGCCCGAATTGCGCTGCGTGTGGCGGCACCGGTTGGCTGCATTCGATGCGGTCATGGTTCCGCGGCGACGGAACGTACCGGCACAAATGCTGGTACTGCGATGGCACTGGCAAGAGCAGCTACAGGCCTGACGCAGGGTACATCGCGTTTCAAGCCCGCAACCGCGCCGCCCTCCGTAGCGCGGAGGTCAGCAAGCCATGAGGATCAACGTCGCGGACCTACCTGCATTCTCTCAGCCGGTCATCGGCAACGTTTACCCGATTAGCGGCGGCTATGGCCGGAAAGCCGGGCACGCCATGGTTTTGATGGCGATCACCAAAGCTGGAAGTGCCCTGATGTTGGTGATCGACAAGGACGGGGAACCTGTTGGTGTCACCTCCTACGGCATGCACGCCATTGAAGAGCGCGCGCCGATCGCCTTTGTGCCGGGCCTTGATGAACTCGCCTTCGACATGGTGGCGATCCAATGAAGATGACCCTCCGCGAGTTCGCCCTTCACGCAGCCCTATTCCTGTTTCTGTTCCCTGCCCTGCTCTGTCTGGGCGGCATGATGATCGGAGGGTGAGGATGAAATTCGGCCCACTGTTCATTGGCGGCTACAGCTCAGAGCAACTCATGCGTGAGATTCAGCTGTCGCTTGAAATGACGGCGATGCTCCAGCGCGCAATGCGGTTTGGCTACACGCCGCATCACCGCAGCTCCGGGTGCCGTGCCAAGCGCCGTTGGAAACGCCTACGCGCGTCGGGGAGGGTCGCATGATCCCGCTCACCCCCACCCATCTCTCCAGCCTCGACCAACTCTCCTGCGACACAGCAGACGACGTGAAGCCGTGGGAGGAGCCGTACTGGCACGAGCCGCCGAAAGGCTCACCCGCCCTGGCGCTGGTGGAACTACTCCAGCGCGAAATCACCCGAGACGCCGGCCGGAAGCATGACCGGCCCATGGAGGCAGACGATGCTCGATAGCCCGCTGGCTGCCCAAGTCATCCGCCGCGAGTGCATGGCCATGCTCAACTGCGCCAAGCAATTTCGCCGGGACGCCAACATGTACCGCAGTTGGGCGCTGGCTGAGGAACGCCCCGACCGCCGCCACCAGTACGAGGAACAGGCCGCAAAGGCCCGCCACGAGGCCCGCGAATATCTGCATTGGGCCATGCGCAAAGCCGACGGAGTGTAACATGGCCGACTACCTGGCACTAGATGTCGCCGAACTCGAGCGGCAGATCGACAACCTCATCATCAGCTATCCTGAGCTGGCCGAGGACGAAGAACTTCGCGCCGGGATGATCGATGGGGAAACCAATCTGCTCACCATTGTGAACCGCATTGTCGGGCACAAGCTCGACGCGGACACCATGGTCGGCCAGATCAAGCAGCGCCAGTCCGACCTGTCGGAGCGGAAGGCCCGGTTCGAGCGCCGCAGCGAGGCGATGAAGACCTTGCTCAAGAACATCCTATCCCGCGCCAACCTCGACAAGATCGTCACCCCGGAAGCGACCGTCAGCATCACCCGGCCGCGGGAGAGCGTCAGCATCATTGATATCGAAGCGTTGCCGCAGGGTTTCTACAAGACCGAGCGTGTCGCCGACAAGGTTGCCATCGGCAACGCACTCAAGACCGGCGAGGACGTGCCTGGGGCCGGGCTTTGCTATGGCGAGGCCGGGATTTCGGTGAGGCCGAAATGACCTTCACCGTCGATCAAACCGCCGAACTCAAGAAGCCGCTCAGCCCCAAGCACGTGCAGGAGCGCGAGCAGTCCGGCCACAAGCTCCAATATATTGAGGGATGGCACGTCATCGCCGAGGCCAACCGCATATTCGGTTTCGATGCGTGGAACCGCGAGACGCTGGAGCTGCGAGAGGTTCGGCCGCCGGAGTTGGTCAAGAACAGCCGTGGCAAGGAAACCTGGCGCGTCGGCTTCATTGCCCGGGTTCGCGTGACGGTCGGCGATGTGGTTCGCGAGGGGACCGGCTATGGCTCCGGCGCCCTGCCCGATCTTGGCGAGGCCTACGAGAGCGCCGTCAAAGAGGCAGAGACGGACGCGATGAAGCGGGCGCTGATGACGTTCGGCAATCCGTTCGGCCTCGCCCTATACGACAAGAGCCGCGCCAACGTGGCGTCCGAGCCAGACCAAGAGCCGGCGAAATCGAAAGCCGATAGCCGCGACCTCTACAGCAAATTCGAAGGCGAAATCCGCCAGTCCGGCTCGGGCAAGGAGTTGGAGGCAATCTGGACTGACATTCAGGCCAGCAAGATCAATGCCGACTTCCGCGATCAGCTCGTGCAGGAAATCAACGCCCGCCTCGCAGCACTCAAGACCGCCAAGCGGCCACCGGCTGAGGTCAGCCCAAAACATTCTCTTGATGCTCTTGAACAGGAAGGGGCGCGCGCATGAGCGGCTCAGTCAACAAAGTCATCCTGGTTGGTAATCTTGGAGCCGATCCCGAGGTCCGTTCGCTCCCGAGCGGCAGCCGCGTCGTGAACATGCGCCTCGCCTGCACCGAAACCTGGCGCGACAAAAACTCCGGCGAGCGCAAGGAACGCACCGAGTGGGTGTCTGTCGTGATCTTCAACGACGGGCTCGCCAAAGTCGCCGAGCAATACCTGCGCAAGGGCAGCAAGGTCTATCTCGAGGGCTCGCTGCAGACCCGCAAATGGCAGGACCAGTCTGGACAGGACCGGTACTCCACCGAGGTCGTGCTGCAGGCATTCAACGGCCAATTGGTGATGCTGGACGGCCCCTCGGGCGAACAGTCCTCGCCGCGTCAGAGCCGTCCGTCGCAGACCAAGACCCCGGCATTCGAGCCGGCCGGCGTGGACGACGATATCCCATTCTAACCCCCCCCTTCCCCACCAACAGGGCGCTCGGCCGGGATAACCGGTCGGGCGAGAAATGATGACCATGGACGACATGCTGCGCGTCACTCGCGCCCAACAACGCATATTCCGGTGCATTGAGGATGAGCTGCGGCAGGACGGGCACCACAAGTCCTATGAGGGGGCCATAGAGATATCCCTGTCGCTTCCCAACTATTTCGAGCAGAGCACCAGCCCGCAATGGACCATCTCGCTCCACTGCTACCTCCTGCTCGACGGGCGCCATCAGTCGTGGTCTGGGCGCACATTGCCAGAAGCTATCGCCAAGATGGAAGCGGCAATCGACCCTATTTGCATGCCCTATGAGATGGATCGGTTTGGGCGCGAAATGGGGTTGTGCGTCGATGAGCCCGAAGAGCGCGACGGAAGCTCGGTCATTTACGGAGCCTCGCGCGCCGAGGAGATACCGGAGTGACCCGCGCCCAGCTTATCCTCGCCATCCGCGCCGCGCCCGCCAGCAAGCTTGGGACGCTGGAACGTCGCGCGAACCTGATCGCAAAATCTCAAGCCGACCGCAAGGAGTTCGCGGCCGAGATCAAGGCGCGCCGGGACTATCTCAATAGCCCAGAATACCTGCTGACACTGGCGAGGACAATCTAGATGGCAGCCGTATCAACCGATTTGACGCACGAAGAGTTGCGGATGCGACTTCAGTACGACCCCACCACGGGGGAGTTTAAGCGCCTCAGCCAACGTCGTGGGTCTCATGCGCGGTTCGAGAATCCGTGCTCGCTCAGAGACGGGTACTATCGCATCTGCGTCAATGGCAAGGTGTACTCGGCCCACCGCCTTGCGTGGTTCTATATGACGGGCGCATGGCCGCCACTCGGCACCGAAATCGACCATATTGATCGGGTCAAGACCAACAATGCCTGGTCAAATTTACGCCTTTCGACCCGGCAACAAAATGCCGCCAATCTGTCCGCGAAACGCAGTTCTCGCTCGGGGCTAAAGGGCGTTTCTTGGAACGCCAAGCGCTGCAGATGGCAAGCCTCGGTGACCTGTGGCGGAAAATCTCATTACCTCGGTCTTTTTGCTACGGCGTCGGAGGCGCGTGCCGCCTATTTGGCCAAGGCAAGTGAGCTTTTCGGGGAATTCGCGTCATGACCACCCGCACCGTCAAGAACGTGGACGATCTGGCCCTGCTCAAGGTCTATCTCGATGGCCGCAAACGCCCCTTCACGGTGGAAGTCACCGATGGGCGCGACCGCTCGGCAGAACAAAATCGTCTTTCTCATAAGTGGTATGCCGAGATTTCCGACCAGACCGGTGAGGACATTGAGGACGTTCGCGCCAGGTGCAAGCTCGAGATCGGCGTCCCGATCATGCGGGAGACCTCGGAGAAGTTCCGAGCCACCTACGACCGGCTCGTGCGGCCTCTCGACTATGAAGACAAGCTCGCGCTGGTCCGTGACACCGATATGCCGGTCACGCGACTGATGAGCGTCACCGACATGACCCGATACATGGACGAGGTGTTCCGGCGCCATGCCGAGTTCGGCATTGCGCTGACGATCCCACCCGACAAGTTCGCGTTCGATCCCGAGCGCGGCACCGTGGCCAAGAACGCGGCGAGGGCGGCCTGAATGCCCATCTCGCCCGACAAGATGAAGCGCTACCCCGGCGGCGGCACACACTCGCAGGAGTGGAAGGCTTTCCGCGCCTCGATACTCGATCGTGCCGGCAACCACTGCGAGGGGACACCGCAGCATCCGGACTGCCGGGCCGAGAACGGCCAGCCGCACCCGGAGACCGGCAGCAAGGTCGTGCTGACCATCGCCCACATGGATTGGGACGAGAGCCATGCCGATCCGCTGCGCTGCCGCGCGCTCTGCCAGCGCTGCGACCTGCAGTGGGATGCTGCCCACCACCAAAAGAATGCGTCCCGCACGCGGCGGCGCAAGCAGCCGCAGATCGACATCGAGGATTGGCTCGATGCGCCATGAATTCTCGAAAGCGACGAAACGGGAGGCGCGGGCGCGCTCCGGCGGTCTCTGCGAGGCCGTGGGCTCTGTCTATGGCCTTGAGCCCGGCCGGCGCTGCAACGCGCCGCTGAGCCATGGCGTCGAATTTGACCATTACCCAGCGCCGGCGACCGATCCCGGCAGCGACACGCTGGAGAACTGCGTGGCCGTCTGCAAGGTCTGCCACCGCTTCAAGACCAGCCATTACGACGTGCCGATGCAGGCGAAGAACAAGCGCCAGTCCGACAGGCATCTCGGCATCACCACCCCGAAGCGTCCATGGGGCTACCGGCCCATGCGCCAGCCCTTCCGCGACAACACCAAGTACCTCGACGAAAACGACGGGAACTCAGAATGATGACCGATACCACTCGCACCCAAGCCCTGGGGGAGATGATGCCCGCACAGTTTCGCAAGAAGCCTGTCGTGATCGAAGCGTGGCAGTGGAATGCCGACATCTGGGGCATGCCGAATTGGATACCCGCCTATCGAGATGCGAACGGCCGTCAGTGCGTGATCGAAGCGCACAACGGCCATATGATGATCCCGACTTTAGAGGGCGATCACGATGCCTCGCCCGGCGACTGGATCATCCGCGGCGTCAAGGGCGAGCTGTACCCCTGCAAGCCAGACATCTTCGAAGCCACCTACGAGCCCGTACGCCCCTCCCCTGCCCCAGACGAGGGTGGGGAGGATGTGAGCGAGGCCGAGGTTGAGGAACTGTCCAAAATCTTCGCGGAGGCCTCTGGCTACTATGTCCCGTTCCATCGGGGACTGAGTTCCCCCAGCGCTGACAAGTTGCGCGCGGGTATACGTGCTGTCCTTGCCCGTCGCCGCTCAGGGTTTGCAGCGGGGCGGGAGGCCGTCCCCGCAAAGTTCACCATCCCCGGGGCCGCAATCTCGGGCCTTGTGTTCCAATGCGGGGCCAACGAGGACAACACCGAGTTTTCCGATGCCATCGCTTGGGTTGGCGAACTGAAGGACGATGCCGGAGAAAGCGTCCATGGCTTGCACGCCTACTCGACTGAGTATCCGGAAGACGGCTCCGTCACCCTAGCCGAGTTTCCACAGCCTGCTGCCGCCATCCGCCAGATCGAGGAGCCCGCCCCTCCCGCCAGCCAGGAGGCAGGGAAGTGAGCCAGACCACGAACCAAGCGGCGCGCGAGGCGACCGAACGCGTATGGCTCAACGGTGCCGGCCAGTATATCACCAACGCCCAACGAGAGGCATGGAGGGGTACGCCGGACGAGGACATGATCGGCAGGTTTGACACCCCCGCCTATCTCTCCGCCCTCGGAGATACGGTAGAGGCGCCAGAGCCGGTGGCGTGGCTGCATCCAAACGCGCATTGGTGCCACACCGACCGCGAGAGGATTGCTGAGCATCTGCCGGCAGACGGCAGCATACCACCGCACCCCCTCTACTCCGCTGCCGCTCTCGCCGCCTTGCAGGCCCGAGTAGAGCAGGCGGAGGATGCCGAGAACGAAGCCAAGGACTGCTTCTGGGCCGTCTACCCGACCTATTGCGAGGTCAAGGGCCATGGCATCAGTACCGAGGCCGCACGGACTGAATTGGCCGCCCGCGCCACCGCCGCCGAGGCCCGTGCCGAAGCCCTCCAGGCCGAGATCGACAAGTACGGGGAGGCGCTAGACTGGTACGGCAAAATGGCTGCCGACTGCCGAAAGATCAGCCGCGACGGAGAAATTGCCCGCCAAGCGCTCGACCGTGACGGAGGCAGCCGCGCCCGCGCCCTCTCCAATGCAGAGGGGACTGGTGATGGACAGTGAGCTGATCGCCGCGCTGGAAGCGGCAGAGGGGCCTGATCGCGAACTTGACTGCCAGATCAGTCTTGCTATCGGCGGCCGCGTCACTCCCCACTACACCGCCAGCCTCGATACCATCGTGGGGCTGATCGAGCGGGAACTGCCTGAATGGCGGTGGTACGTGGATAACCGCACTGCCGCCGTCTGGCCTGACGGAACATACGATGAAAGCTCGGTCGGAGCCAGCACACCGGCCCTGGCGCTCTGCATCGCCTTCCTTCGCGCCCGTGCTGAGAAGGAACAGGGCAAGTGAGCGTCTTCCAAGACTTGTATCACAGCGAAATCAATTTTGCGATCTCGACCATGTGGGATGGCGGCTTCGACGTGAAGCTGGGCGACGAGATGAACGGCTTCGTCGCCGAAACCACCGTTGACCGCTGGGGAAAAGTCGAGCCGTGGCTGAGCGAACAGGCCATCAGGCATTTCCCACACTCGCTGTTCGCTGAGATGTATGCGCGGGGCCGTCATGCATGGCTGGTCGCGGCTGAGGACCGCCAGCCATGACCGACCGCAACCTCACCCGTCTTGGCACTCAGTTCCTCACCGGCTGCATCATCGTAGCCCTCATTGTGGGGATTGTCGCACTCGGGCATTGGCTGGGGTGGAAATGATAGCTCTGCCTGAAACCATTAGCCCGGAGGATTTGGCACGACACATGGGTTGGTCGCCGCGCCGCGTGAAGGCGCTCGCCAGGTCTCTTGGCGCGTGCCGGATTATGGGTAATCGTATAGCGCTCACGCAAGCGGACGTGGACGCAATCATGGAGGCAAGCCGCCCATGCCCATCAGGCTCAAAAAGCGCGGCGAAGTTTGGTGGTACTCCGGCACCGTTGCCGGGAGGCGACTACGAGGCTCTACGAAGACATCGCTCAAGGACGAAGCCGAGCACATCGCCCACGAGATCGAGCGCAGGCAGCTCCAAGGTGGTCGCGATCCGGGATCGGTCCTGACCTTCGCCGCGGCGGCGCTCGAATATAGGAAGGTCCGCGGCGAGCCCCGCTACCTGGTCAGGGTGGAGGACTATTGGAAGAATACGCTGGTGAAGGATATCACCCGCGGCGCATTGAAACGGGCCGCCGTCACGCTCCTGCCGAACGCCAAGGGCGCCTATCGGAATCGGGCCGTGATTGTGCCGACTGCGGCCGTCATCAATTTCGCCGCATCTCTCGAACTTTGCCCGCCGTTCCGGCCAGAGCGGTTTTCCGAGACGAAAGCCATCAGAGAGCCAGTGACGTGGGCGTGGGTGCAGGCCTTCATGGGCGCGTCCTCGCCCCATCTCGGCGCGCTCGCCTGCTTCATGTTCCTGACCGGGGCCCGGATCAGCGAGGCGTTGGCGGTCTGCTGGCGAGATATCGATTTTGGCGCGGCTCGCGTCCGCATCCGCATGGGCAAGCTCGGGGGGCAAGAGCGGCTGGCGCACATGCCGGCGGAATTGGTAGCCGCATTGGCGAGCATTCCCAGCAATCGTGACGATGATGCTCTCGTTTTCCCTTACGCCTGCGGCGCGGCCTGCAAAGACCCATGGCATGCCGCGATCAAGCGGGCCGGCATAAAGCGGCTGACCCCACACTCGTGCCGCCATGGCTTCGCGACAGCCCTCCTGCATGCCGGCATCGACCCGATCACCGTGGCCAAACGCGGCGGCTGGAAAGATGCCCAACAGCTGTTCCGGACCTATGGTCACGCATTGGACGATGAAACGGTGACAGACCTGCTGACTGGCAGCGGATTGACACATAGAAAGAGAAAAGCTAGTTAATACAACGCTTTAACATTCTAGCGTTAGGGCTAGATGTCCTGAGCGGGGATGTAGCGGAATGCTTGGAGAAGTGCAAGAGACGGCGCGTTTTTTGATTTCGAACCGCGCAGGATCGTGTAGCTTCGGTCAAGAACATGAGCAGAACGCGCAGGATCAAGTGGCACACCAGTGGCACACGGCCGGCGGCCGCGTTCTCCAAACGTTCGGAGCCGCCCATGCCCAAGATCGAGGAGGGTGACGAAGTTCTACTGCGCGCCCGCGTGGAGACGATATGGGACCAGCCCAACCTCAAGGGCAAGATATCGGTCTACATCCATGGCAACAGCCAGGGGCCGCAACTGATCGATATCGAGGATGTGGAGAAAGTGATCCCGAAGCCCAAGCGGCCACCGCTCTACGACAAGCCGGACTGAGGCAGGAGATTGTGATGACCGATGACGTTAAGCGCCGTAGCAGCCTATTGGATGAGGCCACGATAGAGCAGATCAAGAGCCAGCTACGGGAGTTGCAAGCCAGCAAAGACCCAGAGGCGGCGCATAGCCTCGCCGACGATCTGATCTGCAATCTACTCGGCGCCCTCGGCTATAGCGATGTGGTGGCTGAGTGGAAAAAAGTCGAGAGATGGTACGCCTGACCGATTCACTGGCGGCGGGACGTGTGGTAAAAGGCGGTACTGACCCTGTGCGTGTTGGCCCGCGCAAGGCCATTGCGAGGCGACCAACCGTCGCGGCAGAGTGGCATCTGTGATGGGTGCCTAGATGCCGAGGGAAGGCGCTAATCGGTCAGTAGGCAGGAGGCGTGGGTGAAATCCCACCTGCGACGGCAGTAGCTCAAACGAACAGAGCGCCAGCCAAATACCGATCCCTGACAGCCGGAAAGACGGCAATCAGTTTCGCGGCGATGGCCGCAATGAGGTTCGGGCGTTCGCCGGCGTGGCGAAGGCGCATAATGCGAGGAAAACTCCGGGTAACCGGACGCTGCCACCTCGGCCCGACGGCAGTTTCCGCCGATCTGATCGGCAACAAAGTTTGGGGCGCGCACTCTAAGGGTGCGCTGAAATGGCTACGGCGTCGATGGCATAGCCGCCCCAATCCCATGCTGGCGCATAGCGCTGGCGACGAAAGAGAGAGCCCGAAAGGGAGCGCTGGTAGCTCAAGCAGCGCAAAGAGCAGAGCCGGGAACGGTTCGTGTGCGGTCAGCCGGCCGCCCATGCCAAGCCGGGATGGTATCCGGCCTCTCTCGACCCTATTCGCCCTTCGGGGCAACGAGGTTATGCAGTGGAGCTGGCGGGTACAGTGTGGACCAACTAACAGTGTCTTAGATAGTGGGTTCGAATCCCACCCTGCATGACATGTGGCCCGCAGCCCGAAAGTGCTGCGGGCTTTCCTATTTTGCGCCCTCAGTGTTAGACGCACATTCAATCCCGCAGCTACCGTACCCGATGATGTCTACCCACGTATCGGCCTTATCCGGGCTGGTGACAAGCCGAGCGAGCTTGAGCCCGATCATCAGGGCTGCAACATCAAAGGGCTCCAGTTCCTTGCCTTCTGCCAGCAATCCCCTGCCCCGCAGATGCACCGTCCAGATGGCGGCCGTGTTGGCGAAGTTCGATTCTGGATCGCCATACGCTTGATTGCGGTCCGCCAGCACACAGCGGCCGGCGGCGTCTAGGGCTTCTTGTCTGTTCATCGCATCCCCGCCGATGTCGCACGCACCCTGATTACCGGCTTGCCCGAGGTCGATTCCAGCACTGGCGGCTCGTAGAGACTGCCTTCCTCTGGGGATCCAAGGAACAGCTCGTTCCAGGCGATGACGCCGTGCTTTTCCTCGATAGTGATTAGGTTCTGGGAGGCTGGAGACGGGTCGGCCTTCATCTTGCGCGAGCTGAAGGCGTTATAGCCCACAACGCTGCCGTTCGCGAACCCGAAGGGGATTTTGACCGGGGTGTGGTCATGGCCCTGCAGGACGTAGTGGAACCCGCGTCCTCGGCGTCCATAGGTCTGATGGGTCCGATACATGCCGCGCACCTGCTTGTAGACCGGCCCATAGAGCCCGCCGGTGCCCCCGACGCCCTCGTGACCATGTTGCAGCAGAAACCACCAGCCATAGATGTTGAACAGGGCCTCGCCGGAGCCGGTGTAGTAGAAGCGTAGCCAGTCCTGAGGGCCGATGATTTTCTCAATCGACCAGGAGACCATCACGTCCCAGTTGTCGATATTGCCCTCAACCGCGTGAGGTTTGGGCGTGAGCCTGGCGTGGTTGCCTGGTGACGTGTAGACGCGGATCGGCGCGTCGACCTGCTCATGCAGGAATTTGATGCCGCCGGCCGTCAGTTCCGAAATGAGCTTGGCGCTCTCGACTACCGGCAT